CCCAGTGGAGAAATACCATTACACTTTGGGCTACAGCGTGAGATGGGTCAACACAGCGGTGATGTTCGTGTAGTTGTACACGTACATCCAACATATTGTATTGCGGCTATGCATGCCGGTATTGATTTGAGTACAATCAGTGATAGTTTCCCAGAACTTAATCGCTATACCCGGGTAGCACCCAATGTGGGAGATGTAAAGCCAATTAGTCAAGAACTTGCTGACCAGTGTCACTATAGATTAGAATTAGATGACCGTGGTAATATTGCCTATGACATTGTGGGTATCAAAGGACACGGAGTAGTTGCCATCGACACCAGTCCATGGCGTGCCTATGAACATATAGAACGCCTCGAGCACATTGCCCGTATAGTTCTTGCCAGCGGAAAATATTGATATTTTGATCTAAACAGTTGACAACAGCCTTTGAAAATGCTATAATTGTATTTTTAAAATTCAAGGACTCGTATGACATACGATTTGATTAAACAACATTTTGGAGTTACAGAATGAGTAGAACTGAAATCAAAATACTGATTATTAGCACCATAATGCTTGGTTTGGGAATGATGTGGTTGGGTAACGTGTTGGCACGACTTGGCCTATGAAATATCTTTTACTGCTGGCTCTCGCGGTGGCTGTTTGGGCCACGGCACAGACAGTCACAGTGCAGAAACCTTTGACCTGTGCCCCTACATCGGAAGTAGTGAGTACACTGATTGGCAAGGACTACAAGGAACGGCCCATATGGATGGGCGTGGAACCTAGTACGCCTCCCTCTAGATACAGCCTGTTTGTGAACGAAGAAACCAAAACATGGACCTTGATTCAGTTTGATGAAACCATAGCCTGTGTATTGGGTGTGGGTGAAGCCAGCACTGAATTGTTCACAGGACCCAAGATATAGAAAGACAGATATGAACGAACGAATTAAACAACTTGCTGATGAGGCTGGATTAAGATTTACTCAACTGATGAGCAATCCAATGGTGCCTGTTGTGGATGGTAAAGAAACAGATTTGGCTAAGTTCGCCGAGTTGATTGTGAAAGAATGTATTGATACTGCCTTTCATAAAGGTCATCCCGATTTAGAATTTTTGTTGAAACATTTCGGAGTTGAACGATGAACGATCTATTGTTGATTTTTATTTATTTTGTAGGCATTGCACAAGGTGTTGTGTTTGGCTTTATTCGGTGGGCCCCGGACAGTGCCTTCAAACAAGGCTTCATAGATGGTATAACCTTTAAATTTCTACGGAATCCAAAATGAACGAACGAATTCGACAACTTGCTGATGAGGCTACAAAAAAATATGACAGACTTGGTAATGAAATTCCTTTTGCACAGCCTGACTTGGAAAAGTTCGCCGAGTTGATTGTGCGGGAATGTGTTGCCATTTGTCAAGATGTGGATGGCGAAGATAACATTGATGCTAGGTCAGGTAGGCAGGATTGTGCTGTGGAGATTCGAGAACATTTCGGAGTTGAAGAATGAACACACGATTAAAAGACATTGATCGCCTGGGTGATGCCATGGTCTCTGTGTTTCACAAACTTGCCTTGTTTGGCATTGGTGCTGCCACAGTGTGGGCCGCGGGTTGGACCTTTGTGGAACTGTTTACCAAACATCATGCCAGTGTGACTGATTTGCTTTTGATGTTTATCTATTTGGAAATTGGTGCCATGGTGGGTATTTATTTTAGAACCAACCACATGCCTGTGCGTTTCCTGTTGTACATTGCCATCACAGCACTGACTCGACATATGGTAGATATCATGAGTCACTTGCCCATCAAAATAGATGAAATGATAGCAGTGGCGGGATCAACCTTTGTGATTGCTGTCAGTGTGTTGATTGTGAGATATACCAGTGCTAAATATCCCAGTGAACACAAGGAAGAAGAAGTATGAATCAACGGGCAGACCTCCGTTGAATAGCCTATACTTTGAATGGACAGAAACACCCCAGGAAAAAACCTGGAGATTAATAAAAGACAGCGTAGTACACAATAGAAATATCTGGAACGACCCAGCACTAACAAAACAGGATAAACAATAATGTCAAAACAACAATACGATTTAAAAACGCCTACAAATTATCTTAAAAGAAAAATGTTTTTAGATGGCGCAGTCACAGTACAACGATTCGAAGAATATCGTCATCCTAAAATTGCCAAGTTTGAAGAACTGGCCCGTGGATTCTTTTGGGTTCCAGAAGAGATCTCTCTTACCAAAGACAAAATGGATCACAAAGATGCTAGTGATGCTGTTAAACATATCTTTACCAGTAACCTACTACGTCAAACAGCACTAGACTCAATCCAAGGACGGGCACCTAACCAAGTGTTTAGCCCTGTAATCAGTTTGCCTGAATTAGAATCACTAGTGAGTAACTGGAGTTTCTTTGAAACTAATATTCATAGCAAGTCATACAGTCACATTATTCGTAATGTCTACGGTGTACCTAAAGAAGAATTTAACAAAATCCATGACACAAGTGAAATTGTAGACATGGCTGCTAATATTGGACGATATTATGAAGATTTACATCAGCTTAATTGCCGCAAAGAATTGGGTGAAGAGATTACTACACATAATCACAAGAAAGCGATTTGGTTGGCATTACACGCGAGCTATGCACTGGAAGCATTCCGCTTCATGGTATCATTTGCCACCTCACTAGCCATGGTAGAGAATAAGATTTATATTGGTAATGGTAATATTATTAGTTTGATTCTACAAGATGAATTGTTACATGCAGAGTGGACAGCCTGGATCATTAACAATGTTTACAAAGATGATGCAGACTTTGTACAGTTATCAAGTGAGTGTGCCGACGAAGTTTATGCAATGTATATGGAAGTTATCAAAGAAGAAAAATTATGGGCAGAGTACTTGTTTAAGTTGGGACCAGTCATTGGACTTAACGCTAATATTCTAAAAGACTTTGTTGATTATACAGCATTTAATAGATTGAAAGATATTAGTATCAAATATCTAGGTGAACATCCTAAATCTAGTCCGATCCCTTGGTTTAATAAACACGTAAACATTAATAAAAAGCAAACAGCATTACAAGAAAATGAAAGTACTAACTATGTCATCGGTGTTATGAGTGACAATGTTAGCTACGATGAGCTACCAGATCTATAAGGAATAATATGAAAGCAATCGTTTACTCAAAATACAACTGCCCCTACTGCGATCAAGCAAAGGCATTGCTAAAGCAAAAGGGTATCCAAGTTGAAGAACGTAAAATTGGAGACGGATACTCTAAAGAAGATTTACTAGAAGCAGTACCTAATGCTCGCACAGTTCCACAAATTTTTATCGATGAGCAATTAATTGGTGGCTTCACTGAATTAAAGGCTCATTTAAATGGCTAATGATTTTGATAAGATTAAAGAGGCACTAGATAAAATAAAGCCTGCAGAATTTGAATGGAAAGATGATTCACGGACCATGGGAGTTATGGCTCAGGAAATCGGCGATATTTTAGATGATACTATCAGTATAGATACTTCTTTATGGGGGTCCGGTACAATTAATATTAACACTACAGGTTCATATTCTATTGGCTCCGCAGGCTCTTATTTGTACAACGGTAGCAACGGGACTTCAATGTGGAGCACTACTGTAGGAACTAATACACCTAGCTTAAAAGTCTCAGGCAATGCAGAATTTGAAGATGATGTAAAAATTAAAGGTATTAGTGTTTTGAAAACACTTGAAGATATTAATCGTCGATTGGCTATACTTGTACCAGATCCTGCAAAGTTAGAACATTTTGAAGCATTAAAGAAAGCCTACGAGCACTACAAAACTTTGGAAGCACTTTGCCAAGTGCCCACCAAAGATGACAAGTCCTAACTCAGCCAAGGGTCGTAATAGTTACGACTCAACCAGTACTGGTGCGTTAATTCCTTTTCTTAATAGGAATGTAACCCCGTACGCTACTGAAGCAGGCAGTGTAAAATTTGAACTAGTCCCTGTTACCAAACAGAAGGACTTGATGATCAATCATGCTAGGATGTTTGCCCAGCAGGAATATGATCGTATTATGGAATTAGTTACTGTGCTAGAAAAACAGGCACAGCAAATTAAACGTAGGTTAGAAGTTACTGATGCTGTCCATGGGGCGGTTTATCAGTTTCAACCAGTAATGGGTAATATCTATTGGTTAGTATGGGACCAGCGGAAGCAACATACCTTACTAACACAAAATGGACCAAATGGGTGGTCTAGTGGTCCTCCAGAGGACTACGAATATATGGCACAAGTCAAGTATATGGGAGACCATACTTGGTTAGAATTAATTTAAAAAGGACTAGAAATGCTATTAATAAATAAAGGATATAAGCAAGGTGATGTTGTCAGTTTGAAACTGATCAACAGCGACGAACTTATTGCTGAATTTGAAAGCGAAACAGACGAAGTAATTAAATTGCGCCGTCCGCTTGCATTGACAATGAACGCACAAGGATTAGGGATGATGCCCTGGATGATACTAGGTAGTGATGAATTCATTACACTGAGCAAAGCACATGTAATGGCAGTTAGTGCCAGCAAACCTGACGCGGCATCGCAGTATACACAAGGTACAACAGGGATTGCATTAAAATAAATTATGGCCAAAGAACTAGTACACACGTATGCAACATTAACGCTGGATCCAAATCAGCTCTTTTCTATGAAAGGAATTTCGGAGACACTCTTTAAGATAACTCCGAACGACCCATCGTTAAAAGTCATTGGTGTGGACTTCACGTTAATTGGATTGCAATGCAAAACGTTTGGCATCATTGACCCAGTTAAGGAATTGCAAGAAGCGGCTTCTAGGATTTATGACTACGCTATGAAGGCTATATTGCAACCTATTTGGACTGCACTATATAGTTTGTATAACGCATTAAAAAGATTTGGGCTCGCAATTATAGATCTTAAACTACCTGTACTGGACTTGCACATTAGTGATTTGTTTAATCCAAATTTATATGAGACAGTAGAAAAGGCTGTTAAAGGTCTTTATAAAACAGCCAAAGATAAAATTATTGCAATTTTAAACACATTAGGTATTCCTTATCCATTGTTTAAAAATCTCAATAGTCCTGAAGAAGAAATTCGTTATCTTGTAAAACATATCTGTTCAAGTCTTTGGGATCAGTTAATGAAAAAGATCAATTTGATTAAAGATTTAATTCAACAGGGTCTAAGAATTTGGGATCTAATTGTTTACAAAACAGTGGTATGGAGTGAAGTTTGGAAAGAGTCTATCAAAGCTGTATTAAAGACTGTATTGAAGTATCTCAATAATCCGCCCAGTATAGCTGATATTAAAAAATATTTAGAAGCGTTTGCTAAAAAAGTATTGAATAAAGCCGAGGTCACTGTCAAAGAAATTCTAGCAATAATTAAAAACTTTGAAATCAAACCTTTTGGTAAACCATTTGATTGGGCATTCCCGATTAATCCAAAAATAAATTTCCCAGAAGTAGATTTTAATCAATTGTTGGGAGATATTAAATTATGGCTCAACAACTTTGTTATGAATTTGATTCAACAGTTTATTCGAATAATCAAAAGAATATTAAGCATATTTGGCATTACCATTAGTCTGCCTAAAATATCAATACCTATATCAGTC